AATGCAGTTCCATATTTAATAGGCTTATCCGTAAATCTATCAATTGGAGACTGATATCCATCTAACTCGTCTTTTGTTCCAGATAAATTAATGCTAGCATATCCAGCAAAACTATCCAAATAAATATCTTTAGAATCTTCAGGTTTGATAAATTGATCTGCTAATATGTCAGGATCTTCCTTTGAAGCGAAATTAGTATAGTTTTCATATCTTGTTAGAAGAGGAATATTGCCAGTCTCTGAAGAAGCAGGAATATTAATTTTAAACTGACCTTCTTTATCAATATCAATAAAAAATTTAGAACGATCCCTGTAATAATTAGATGAAGAGTCTTCCTCATTTGCCAATGAGGAAGGAGGCTCAAGACCATCTCCAATATCTTTTCGAGCATTTATTTCAAAATGAAATGCAATACTTTTTCTTAATTCTCTCAAAATATTTTTATAAGCAACAGTCTTATCACTATTTCTTTTTAAAGAAACTTCATCTAATTTTCCAATAGGAAGAATTGATCTGTTAATGTCTAAGATATTGCCAAAAGAATCTACAACAGTTCCTTTAATACTTTCAATTAAATTATTTGGCTTTTCTAAAGTTAAAGAAAGAGGAATTGCTCTATTGTCTGATTTTGAATCAGTTATATCTAAAACTTCATTTTCATTATCAGCATTTATTCCTATTTGATAACTGCTTAGTTCTTGCTGATAAGATTTTACATTATAATCATAAGCAAATTCATAAAAAATTTCTCTAGATTCTGCCAGCGTAGGATTGCGAGGATCTGAAGAAGTATTTTCTCTATTAACAGTAGAGCTTGGGTCCATCCCTATAGGGACCAAAGAATTTTCATAATCTATAGAATTTAAAGTTGAATTTAAAAGACTTCTATCCGAATTAAATCCTAAATCTCTTTTTATTGATCCTGAAATTTTTCTATAAGAATCTGTAAAAGAAATTTCTTGTTTAAAATTATTTCTAACAAGAGAATTATTTATATCAAAACTATAATTAGCAGTTCCAGCACTAATTCCGTTTGGATCAACATAAAGACGAGTACCGTTTTTTGCTTTGATTAAATATCGATCTGGCTGAAAATCTCTTAAATTATTTGAACTTAACGAAGAGGTAAAATTTACAGAGTTATTTACAAACAAATCTCTGCTTGTAATATCATACCCTAAACAGTGCCATCGGTCTCTGCTTTTGACAATTTTAACCGATGCTCCTGGCTTAGGATAACCGCCAGCAAATTCTCCTCCTGGACCAATCCAAGAGCTTGGAATAGCTACATCTATGGGTCCAATAGGAGTTGCTACTCGCATTGTACCATTTCTACTATAATCTATAATAGAAGCAATATAAATTTCTTCGTCTTTAATACCAGCCATACTTAAACCTTAACTGTCACTTGAAACCTAAAGCTTTATTTTGAGCATCAATAAATTTTTGACGTTCTAAATTATAAGCTTCAGTGTTTGGAATTTGTTTAGAATTACTAGTTTCTTCTCCAGTATCGGTATTTGGCGTAGCAGATACCCAGACATCTATAACATTATTAAATAAATAATAATTTAACTTTGTAGAATAATCAGAAGCACTAATTTCTTTTAAGAATTTTTCAGATTTTGAATTCATCACCATAGTTCTAGCAATGTTCCAAGCTTTATTTGAAGGTGACAATACTTCATCCCCCTCCTGTATGCCCAAATCTACTGGAAGTACTATAACATCATCAGGATTTAAAGTTGGTGCTGCAGTATCTGGAGCCTGATATTGACCATTCGGTCCTGGGAAAAAAGTTTCTGGATTTGATAGTGCGCTTTTAATATCTTGTGCAAATTTATTTAGTTTAGAATTTACAGAATCATAACCCTTATTGCTATTGTAATAACATCTAATTTGTACTTTTATTACATCTCCATATTTTGATGGAGTCAACATTCCAGAAGATGCCAATAAAATTGACGCCACTGCTTTTCTATTATACTCTCCAAAAGCAGATCCAAAAATTGTTGCAGAACCAGATTCTTCACTTTCTGCATCTTCTGCTACAGCTGTCTTGGGCTCAAATTTCAAAGCTGCAATTGAAATATCCGTAGATGGATTGTTATTTCTAACGTTTCTTGCTAAATTAGCTTGGCTTCTTCTAGTATATAAACTCTTACCGATAATATCTAACATGGTAGGAATAAATTCCCCTGGCTTTCTAACATATGTACATGTTAATGTAGTGGTAAAATTTCCAGAAAAATCAAATTGATGACTGACGCTTGCAGCATACATTAATAAATCTCTGCATTCTAAATAATATACTTCTCCAGCTTGAATATATTCATTTCCACGAACTGTTACTCTGGCATTTAAAACATTTTTTCTAGCTTGATTTAATAAGAACACAGCAAATGGAGCACATTGAGCCACAGGATCGCTTAAGTACGCAGCAGATACTGGTTGAGATCTTTTAAATCCATAAAGCCTCCACATATCATAATCTGCAGCAAAAGCAGTTGACATTAAGTTTCCATTACTTCCTACTTCTAACCCTCCAGGAGCATTGACCAAACTATTAGCAATAGAGCCTGTAACTTCCACCGCAGTATAGGGAGGAGGATTTTCTGAAATTTCAAAGCTGATCAAATCAACATCTCTAATAATATATCTAGATCCAGAATTAGGACCTAAATCATGAACGTTCTCATCTTCGACCATATGTAATAAAATTTCAGGTATTTTACCATTATTTAAATTTTTATTAAAAGTTGAAAATAAAGGAACGCGAGCCGCATCAGGGTCTGAATTTAAAGCAGTGCCTTCTTCTAAATTTTTAATTGCATTGCTTAAAAGTTTAATAATTGACTGTCTCTCAGAAACCATAGAGGCGACTTGAGAAATTAACTCTACAGCATTAGCCTGAGAGGATATTCTGCCGGTATAGTTGCCTAAGTCATTTATTAAAGGATCTATAAATCCTTTAGCTTTTAATCTTTGAGCAACGGCATTGACAGCTACTTCAACGCCATAGTTTGAAGTAATCGTTTCTAAAACGTTTCTTCTTTGAACAATATCAAAATTTATTTTTGTCTTATTAGGTTTTGCAACCAAAGAAGACAATTCAGTTAAAGCTTGTCTATTAATAGTTTCGATATCATCCGGGTTGTTTAATTGCAATAAATTTTTTATACTATCGCTGCCTTGAAAATTTCCATCAATAGTCAAGAAACTAAAAGTTCCTCCGCCAACAGCAGAATTTCCCGCCAAAAGCTGTGCTGCTACAGTATCATCTGAATTACCACTTAATAAATAGGCTCTTATTCTAATTTGATCTTCTAATATTTCTATTTGATCTGTTAAGCCTCTGATTTGATTTAAAAATAAACTTTCTAAATAATCAGGAAATAATTTAATTCCTTTTTGGCTTCTCTCTTCTAATAATTTAAAAAATACAGAGCTGGGCATTCTATTATAAGCAGGGGGTCTGGCGTTAATGTGACCTTGAGAGTCTGCAAAAATTTCTAAACCTAAAATTGTAGCTGCATTTTGAACTAATTCAGAAACGCTTTGATAAGTGCTTTTGAATAAATCTAAATTGCCTAAACTGTCTTCAAATGCTTGAATATCATAATTTTTATCGTAAGAATCATCTACAATAAAATAATTTTGATCTTCATTGGCTTTAACTTTCCATAATCTTCTTTGAGTTAAATGAAATAATTTCTTTCTAAATTCTTCTTGTTGTCTTAATTGTTCCTCTGCTGAAAAACCATAATTTTCAACAGAACCATCGACGCTAATATCATCACCAAAAACTTTAATGCTTCCATTAACCTCGCTAAATGTTTTTGAAAATTCTTCTATTTTTTGATTAATTTCAAAATTTAAATCATAAATTTCTGAGAAGACTGTAGTACTTACATCATTTCCTACAGAAGATAAGATATTTGGAGAAACAGTAGGAGTGTTATTTGCTCCATTGCCAAAATAAAAAGGGCTGAATCCCTTATATACAGAAGATAATCCATCATATTTTTCTGCTCTTCGACGAATTAAATCAGTTAATTCTTGATTTGCTCTAGTTACATCTAACTCACCTCTTAATAAAGTTTTATACGCCTCATTAGATAATGCTATTCTTTTGAAGGGCACGAAGTTGCCCCAGATAGCATTGGACTTGTTTAGATCTTTAATTAGACCTCTAAGATAATTATCAGAAGAATTAAAACCTAAATATTTTTCAGTTTCTAAAAATCCAGATTTAGATGCTGCTTTTAAAAACGTAGAAAAATTATATGGTTGACCAGTAACTAACAAAGACAATGTATTCATTACATCTTGTCCAGAGAAAGGGCTAGATGTAATAATAGAAGAAGTCTCTTTTCTAAGAGAACCCGTGCCAAATGAATTTGAAGAACCTGATAATACTAATGTTCCAATTCCTTGCTTCCAACGATATACGAAACCATCAGAATCAAAAAATTGATTTCTTAATTGAGCAGTAGGAGATTCTGGAGTTAAAATTTCAGGATCTCTAACACTGTATTTATCTATGCTAGCTGTGTTTCCCCGATTTCTACCAGCTTTAATTTTAGCAGAGCCAGTTTCTAATAAAGCAATGTTATCATCTAATAATTCTGGCATTTCTCCTAATAGCCCAGTTGCAGGATCAAAATCTGTTTTAAAAGGAGTTAATGGATCATAAAGAGAAGCATCTACAACATCTAAAGATGGCTTGATGTTTATTTGGCTCTTTTGCAAATATTCAGTAAAATCTCCGCAGGAAACATTTAAAGTATATTTGCCTGAGCTATAATTCTGACCAACGGAATTTACCACACCTGCAAAAACATGAGTCCCTGCAGCCTGTCTAGTAAAATCATTCCTCATAGAAAGCCAAAGCCATAAAGGAAATTCTGGTCCTGCTATAGCATTTTTTTCTGCTTCGATAAATGTCTCTCCTGAATCTTGCCCTGAAAATACAGCAGCATAGTCTCTAAGAGACTGGGTTAAGCCTGAAAAACCTTTATCAATATTATTGATAATATTGTCTTTAGAATAAGAAAAATTAAAACCTTCAGATACTTTAGGATCTAAATTAGTTTTAGAACCTATAAAAATATGAACAACATCCTGTTGTTGAATAATGGCTCTATCTTCAAATTCAAGCCGCATTCTTTTACGCACTTCAGAGTTTTGAGCATTAAAATTTTTAATTTCATTTCTTTTAATTAATTGATTATCTAATAAAGAATAAATATTTGTAATAATGTCTTTAAATATAACCTCTTCAGATCTTTCCCCTGTAAAGTTAAATTCCGAATCACTTGAGCCTTGAAGACCATTTTTTCCCTCTCTAGCCGATGCATCAATTTCTACAGCACCTACAGTACCACTAGTAGTGATGCCGGTTCCAAAAAAACCAGGGTCATAAGAAAAATTAATTTCTCTTTCTTCATCAATGAAAGCTCTAACTTTTTTATAACTAATAGAATTGGGATTAATATCAAATATAATTTGAGTAGCTCCTCTAGCCGCTCGTATTTGACTAAGCTGACTTCTTAAAATATTAATCGTCTCATTAAGAGACCCTTCGGTCATAGTAAAAAACTGATGGTTTGTAAATCCTACAACATCGGAAATTGCCTGCTCAATGTCTTGCTGGCTAATAATCATTAACTCTAAAGGATTTTCAAAGTTTAAACTGGCGCTTCCCCTAGCTATTTCAGTTGCTACCGTAGTAGAAATACTAGAGGCTAATGTTAATTCAAACGTACCTACGCCTTCTCCAACGTCTGCTAAATAAGGAATTTCTTTTGGGTTTAGCCAAGTGGTATACAAATTAGGATCTGAGAAATTTTTTACTTTCTTTAAAGTGTCTAAATTTTTCAGATCACTACCATTAATTAAACCCGGAAAGGTATTATTTAATATTTCAACCGAAGAAAATATAGCTGGAAATAAATAATTATTAAAAATTCCTCCAGTTTTAGTTGCTATTCTTTCTAGCTTTGTTAGCCTTTCATAGGCTGCAATTGCTCTACATTTATTATAAAATAATCTTTTAACTGCTCTAAGATAAACTTTTTCTTGAGTGTTTAAAAGATCATATTGATAATTTTCAACTAAAGAAGAAAATTGTCTTTTTTTAACTACGATAGTAACATCGGGCTCTTGTAAAAGAACTTCCAGTGCCTGTGGTCTTAAAGCACGAGAATATCCGCCTTGAAGATAAACTCTTTCTTCAGCTTGATTAATTTTAGATTCAAAGCCTTTTAAAGCTTCATAAGAATATGGATTATCAGGATTTCGAGGTTCATTCTCATTTAATCCTAAAGCTCCATTGATTCCGCCTAATATTGCCTTGCCTACGTCTGTCATATTACCTTGGATATGCTAATAGCGAACTATAACTATAAGGAACGCCATTATCAGGATTACTGCTGCTTGGACCATCATTTGCAGAACGATGCCAGGCAAAGAAGTTTTGTCTAAATCCACGCTTCTGAGTTACTATAAATTCCATACCGTAATTAAAAAGACCAATATTATCAGACCTTTCAGTTACTGAAAAATTTGTAAAATAACCTCTATAAACTTCGCCTGCATAAAACATTTCTATTCTAAATGCTATATCAGCTAAAGATGGAGGTTGAACATTTGCTGTTGGAGAAGATGCTTGACCTGAAAAAGCAGAAACAATTCCAGAACCAACGGTTCCAGGATCAGAGCTTAAAATATTACTAGTAGTTGCATTTCTATAACTTTCCGCAGCCATATATAAAGCATATGGATCGAAAGCCAATTGCTCATATCGATACAAATCATAAAGCACATTAATGCCTTCTATTCCAGAAGACCCAGTAGTTCCATCAATTTGCAATCTAGGCAATTGAGGACCGAAATATTGAAGCAAATATCCGCCTTTAGTTCTTACAGATGATATGTCTTTTTGATAAGAATATCGAATGCTTTCAGGATTAACGTACATTTGAATAACTGGACCCTCAGGAACTACCCAGTGAATAATATTCCTGGTAGAAAATGCTTGTCTATTATTTCCTAGTTTAGATTGACGAGTACCATATCCTAAAGTAGATGGGCTCGAAGTTCCTCCAAAAAAATCTAAAACACCATTTAAAGCGCCAGAAACATCAGAAAAAGCATCACTGACAGCTCCTCTGGCGTCCTTTAAACCATCAGTAACATCTGAAAATTTTCCCATAATATTATGTTAAATAATTATATTATTATTATGGATTTGGAACAATTGCAGCGCCTAATGTAGAATTTTGTCTTTCAATAGACATTTGACCGTTCATAATATTTAAAGCAATAGTTTCAATCTGCTTACTATCTGTTTGTAAATTAATCGTAACTTGATGGCTTGAAGAGACGGGCTCATTAGCCGCAGCTGCACCTGGAACTGCAGGAGCTTTAAGAGAAATAATTTCCCTGTTCATTCGTTGCTCAGGAGAAAGCATGGGAAAAGGTTCTAATTCAGGAATTTCAACGCTTTCTATTTCAGGCTTTGGTAAAGTCTTTTCCTCTTTACCAAATAAACCGCCCATAAATTTACTTACCTCTGCGCCAAATCCAGAAAGCATTTTATCAACCACAGTTGGCTCAAACAATGATTTTTGCTCTAAAGTAAGTTGCTGCGCAGCTGTAGAGCTTCGATCAGTATATACAGTCATTCTAGCAGCCTCTTTACTGCTTGCTGATCTACTTAATTCTCTTGAATCAAACCCGCCAGGAAATTTTTCTGCTAGTTTTGTTTTTCCTGCACCATACATGGCTCTTACAGCTCCAGATACATCCCCGCTAAGCCTTTTTGCCATAATATCTGTATTGACAGCCACACGCTCTATTTCATTATTAATATCTACTAAAACTGAAGTTTGAGTCTCTTGGACCTTATAGCTATTATCCATAACCTTACTCAAAGACTCTTGACCTTTTTCTGCAGTCCCAGTGACTCCGGTTCGCATAGCCTCAAATAATTTATATGCTTGAGCTTCTGACTCAACAACTTTAGTAGGACCAGAAGTTACCAATTGCACTTGTTTAGCTAATTGTCTTGCTGCCCCTTCATCTCTTGAAGCCTCTTCAAGAGTAACAACTCTTCCACCAAATTGTTTCTTTAATGCTTGTTCTGTCTTTTTTTGAATTTCATCAAATTTGCCTTGAGCTTTTAATAATTCAATTTCATAACCGCCTCTAAGACCACCAGCTCCACCTGATTGCATAGACAAGAAAGATCTTTGAGCCAAAGCCATTCCATTGATATTATTAACCATTGTCCTGGTCAAATCAGTAATGGCTTCTGGAGATAGTTTGGCAGCTTTAAATGCAGGGGCTAAACGACCCATGACGTTAATAAGCGCCTGAGTATTATCTTTAAAATACATGAAACTACCAGAAGTATTATCTATATAACTTTTTAAATTATTAAAAGGAAGATTTAACTTATCGGCATTTGTAGCAATTGCTGCAAAATTTTCCAAAGCTTCTTGACCAGTAAGATTAAATTTATGAAAACTACTATTTACATATTCTTGAACAGTACTTGCTTCTTGCATTGTCCCCATAGAAACTCTCATAGAAGCTTCTAGCATGTTATAAGTTGATTTGGTGTTTCCAACAACACCTAAATGAGTAACATTGACAGCGTTGCTCTCATCCAATGCACGAGGCATTGTAGATTGAAATAGATTGGCAAGGTTTCTAACACTTGCGGCATTCATACCAGTAGATGTAGCTACTTTATAATTTAATTCATTTAAAGTTACTAGCTTAGATTCTACTTTGCTAAAATCTATTCGACCAGAAGCATCAGATACCTGATCAAGGTATTCTGATAAATTTCCAGAAGAGGCTGCTGCTGCCAATAAGGCTTGAGACATTTTATTAACTCTCTGCTCTGCAGCGGCAAAGCTTTTGATAGCATCAAGAGATTTGTTAAGCGCTTCTGACTCTGGAAGAACATTTTTAAGTGTAGTGGTAAAATTTTCAGCCGCAACACTTAAGTCATTTAAACCAGCAGATGAAGATCCAAGACCAGAGGCAAAATCAATTTTTGGAAGGACTTGTAACTTCTTATAAGTTATAAGAGCAGAACCCACTCCTTTTGCAAATTTTTCAACTTCTTCTTGTGATATTTCTAAAGATTTACTTAAGCCTTTAAAAATTTCAGAAGGATCTAAGCTTTGAATTGCTTTTGCAGTTTCTGCTATTTGTTTTTGAAATGCTTCAAATGCTTTTTTTCCCACTTCTCCAAATTTTTTAGCAGATTCTTGAAGCACCTGCATTTTTTTATTAAGCTCGTCAGTAGATAAAGAAGAAGCTTTCTTGATAAGTTCATCCAGCGCTTTTTGATATTCGGCTATATTTTTTGGATCAATTGTCTCGTCAGCCATTATAATCTCTCATTTTCTCTTTTTTTAGATAATATTTTTCTTTGACGCTTTCTTAAGCCCTCTTCCTTTTTCTTATTTTCTGTCAAAATATTCTCAGAAAGTGCTTCAAATTCTTCATCTTCCATCTCTGCGGTTGGATTTTCAGCTTTAACCAAAGATTTAGCCATTTCAAAATTAGAAAAACTGCCTTGAAAAATAGACATAGAACGAGCAAATTTAACTTTATCCTCTTCTTCCTGAATAAAAGAATAATACAGCCATAAATAAGTCCAAGGATTTACATTGTCGTAAAAGGAGCCGCCTGGCAAAGCCTCTTTGCCAAGCTGCTTAAATAAGAAAAAATAAAATTTATGGTCTGTATAGCGAACTATTTTTTTAAATCTTCGTTAACCTCTTTCTCCTCTTCCGGCTTAACTTCATTAGCTTCTTTAATGCTTTTAAATTCTGTGTATAATTGCTCAATTAATTCATTATCAAACTCTCTAAAATAGGCAATTAAATCATCCATAGATTCTGCATTTAATACGTTTTCTATAGGCACATTATCAATGTGTGTAACCGCACGTACCAAACTTTGAATTTGCATTTCTAAAGAAATAACAAAATTATTTGCTTCGCCAAACTTAGAAAGGTTTGCAAAAACTTCTTGATATTCAGAATGCTTAAGAGTCTTTAAAGTAAATTTGACTCCTTCAATTTCAACTTCTTTAGTTTTACGTTTTAATCCAAGCAACAATTCAATTCTATTCCTAGCCTTTCCGCCAAGCTCTTGTTTTGCCTGCTTAGATTCTTGTCTCATTTTTTGTAAATTTTCCCTGGATACTTCCCCTGATGGAAAATTTTGTTGCATCATTTGCTGTTGTCTTTGTCTCTGCAAATGCACCATTTCTTCTTCTGAAACCATTGAAGGACCAGGAGGGGCATCCATATCATCAAATTGAGTTGATTCTGCCGACATTCCCGTGGCATCTGGAACTGTATAAACAGCTCTTCTACCTTGACCCTGCATTGCTAACTGTCTTCTTCCAAGTGGACTATTAATATCTGCCATATCTTTCTCCTTAAAATTACCTATAACTTAAAAAACAAATAACCCTGGAAAAATATTCCAAGGTTATTTTTCATATTTAATTTAAATATCAAAGTCTTGGATCGTCTAAGAATGCGTTTAAGAGACCTGAAGCATTGAGAGCGCCGATATATTGACCAGAATCTGCTTGAGCCTCGAATTGATTGACAGAAACCGTTGGGCTCGGGTTGACTACATAGCCACCGTTTAAAGTGCTATAAATACGTTCTGCTACAACGTCCATATCTTCAGATATAACGAAATCGTCTGACTGATAATTGTAGCTCATATTGCTTATCCAGCAATTTTCAATAGTAGTAATAATGGCATTGCTGATATTTGTATCACTGAAAATATCATGAATTTCAATGTTGAAAGGAATTCTTTGAGAGCTAACGTGAATAAACCCTCTACCAAAAGCTTCTGCGATTCTTTTGCGAGCAAATCTTGTACGGCTGCAGCGCACGCTAATTTCAGTAGATCTCTGAGGAGCTGAGTCAATAAAACCATCAGTGCCTACTTCAGCGATTCTAGCAATGTTTCTAGATTCTGTAATTGATAAAGATTTTACTGCTCCGATAGCATTGCCATCGACTTTAATAATAATGTTTGTAGAAAGATGCGTTTTGGTAGCATTATTACCAAATGCATCATTAACTTGCGTCCCAGTCCAACGAGTATCAGCCATTATTTACTCCAATATTTGTATGAAATTTTATTGATAATATCATGTATCACCTACTTCAATGCGAACGTAAATCCAGTTTACAGGGTAAGCAGGTCTTACACGGCAGCTAACATCCCATTGACGTGCATCAGTTTCATTTTGGGTAACTTTAACATCCTTGAAGTTAGTAATAACTTTCTGGCTCTGTAATCCTTTAAGAACAGAGTATACTCTTGCAATTAAAGAACCTTGTAATGAAGCATCTTCAGCTACTCCGATAAATGCCTCAAGTCCTGCACGCAAAGATTGAGCTACACGATCTCTGCAGAAAATGATTGAAATTTCCTCTTCTTCTGGGAAACCAGAAGTCGTAGTTGTTCGACCCCAAACTACTTTTCCTCCACCAGCAACGGGTTGAACAACTGATACGCCAGCAGCTAACAAGCCTTCTAGAACAATTGGTCTTAATAGTTTATTTCTAAGGATTGTGAAACCTCCAAGAGTTTTTCTAGTTAGAGGTATTTGAATTGCGGGTACTCCGCTTAAATAACCTGCTGCGGCAGCAGCTACAAAGTATCCGGGCAATAACTGATTATCTGCACCAACTTGAACAACAATTTCGTCTGGGTAGAAATAAACTACACGGAAAGAGTTTCCGAATGCATCAGAAACGCTATAATTTGTTAAGTCTTCTATGTTTCCAGCAAGAATTTCAGAAACATCATCGCCCTGAATTCCTTCAAGAATTCCAATGTCTTCAACTGCAGCATCTTCTGTTCCAGTTAAATTATCTGGTGTTAAACCTTTAATTGCACCGGTAAACAAGAGTCTTTCTTTCTTGTTTTTGATGTTTGACATTGTTTCGCAATGACTCTTTGCATTTTGCATAATTGCAGAGATTGTTTGCGTTGGAAGTGGAACCACCATGCTAACTTCGATTCTTTCAAGTGCATCTAGTGCAGCTATCCATCCAGCGTCAAAGAAGTCAGCATCTTTAGTATCAACAACCGTAACTCTTAAGCTTTGACCTGCGCTAAGGGCAAGGTCGTCGCTTAAAAGAATTGCTGCTGTTTGAGCAGTGTTATCGATGACTTGGAATTCCATTCCTGTACTAGCTGAGAAAGAACCTGAAAGAGTTGCTACGCCATCGGCAACAGAAACAACAACATAACTTCCAGCATTGACATCGGGGCTTAAAATTTTAACTGTTTTACCAACATCGTTTGAATCAAAAGCTACGAATGCGCTGGAAAGTTCTCCGCCTAAAGTAATTTCACCATCATCTGCTTCTTTGGTAACTGCATCTTCAAGAATTACAGTGTAAGAATATACTGGAGCACCGAAACAGAAAGAAGAAGGAGATGCTGTGTATGCAGCATCATAGAAATCAACTTTGTTTGGAAGAATTTGAGATTCAGTTTCTGTAGCAGGATCTGTAACGAAGAAATTAATATTTGAGTCTACATCAGGTAGAATGCCTAATGGTAAAGAGAACTTCAAGTCATCAAGAGTTGATCCACCGGAAGCAGATGATTCTAATGAGTAAGATACTCTTCTTGGAACTGAGGGAGCGCATTGACAAGCCCAGATACCTGGAGGATTGTTTGCAAAAGCTAATTGAGCACCAATTGCTAAATAATTATCTAGGCTTGGGTTTCCGTGCTTAGCAGCAAAAGTATTTGGGTCTGTAAAGAATTGAGGATCGTTAATATCAAGTTGAGAGATATAAGTTGATGTTAAGGTATCTCCTCTTGAGAGTGCGCCGCCTCTGACTTTAACAGTGAATTTGTCGCCTTCACTGAAAGCTGTTAAGCCTTCGCTAACAGAGAAGCTTAAGATGCCATTTGAGACTAAAGAGTTATCAGAAGTCCAAACAATGTTATTGCCATATCCATCTCTTAAGATTCCTGAAACGGAGCCTTGAGCAATAAATTTTGCATAACCATCGATTGGGTTTCCGTATCCATCTCTACGAACTGAGGTGCAACGAATTGTCCAAGTTTCAGTTGGAGCATTAGGATCTTCCAATGTTAAATTGTTAATAGATCCATTACCCTGATTTAGAGTAGATGAAGTATAGAATGAGCCGCCCTGATCAACGAGCATTGCAGATTGTAATTCAATTCTGCCGTTAGTAATATTGACACGATAGTCATACAATGAGCTAAATGAGCCGCTTGTTGAGCTAAAGGCTTGCTCAAGTCCAGTTAAAGGAACTCCGTTTTTATAAAGAGTAAGACGATTTGAAATTAATGGGGCACCGCTAAGTAAGAAGTGGCGACCATCAGCACCATTTGTACCAGAATACGTGGGGTTAAAACCGTCTGAACCGCCGCCGACAGCAGAAGCAACAAGACGTTCTGTTTTAAGACCTTCACCCATTAATACAGCAGTTCTCACTCCACCAGGAACGTTGGCTCCTCGTGATACGGTAACTACGTCTGTATAAACTCCAGGACTAGCGTTTTGTGAACCGGGAAAATTAGGCATCTAAAATCCTTTAAATAAAATTTTCTATAACATATATTAAAATATTGCTTTATTTATTTTTATATCTTATTATTTACATGTTTAATAGTTGTTCTGTCAGTTCAAGTGTAGTTTCTATTACAATATTTGGAGCGTACACAGGAACAGAAGAATTTATGTCTCCAATATCTGCACAAATATTAATAGCATCAACCGTATTTTGAATAGGAATATTTCTTTCCCATTCAGTTCTTACATCTAAAGAGATTGTAGTTTTATACAATTTATCATTTCTATCATCTGATTCTGAATCAGCTGATACTGAAGCTGATTTTATTACAATTCCAGCTTTTTGAAATTCTTCAAAATAATAATCAACAAAAAACAACATGCATAGATCTGCTATTTCATTTCTAGCTCTAAGAGAGCGAGCCATTACATCTAGTGTAATCTGACCTTCCCATGCTCCATTTTGAGTTAAAGCAATAGGAGTATTAACAATAGTTTCGTTTCCATATCCATCAAAGTATTTGATAGAATCATATTTTACA